AGATTTAGAATCATTAAAAGATATAGAAAAAAGATATCAATACTTATATCAAATTTATGAATATAACTATGAAAAAGATTCAACAATAATAGAAACTATTTAATCATTACCACACATATCATTATTGAAAAATTGTTTTCTAGTAGTAGTCCTAATATTATTATTATATTTCATTTTAGATTTTGCATAAATTTTATTAGCTTCAACGCTATCTTCAAAACCAATAATTTTAACAAACTTATCGGTTTCATTATCTTTATAATGTTTAAAAAAATGTAAAATTTTATTTAATAAACATTTAGGTAAATCTTCAAGATCATCAATATATTGACTAGTAGGATCAACTTTTTCATGAGGAACACAAATTAGTTTTTCATCATTACCAGCTTCATCTTCCATAAGTAAAACACCAATAATTTTAACTCTGATTAAAGTATTAGAATTTAATTTATAATCAGTAATTAATAAAACATCAATAGCATCACCATCATCAGATAAAGTTTTTGGAATATAACCATAATTACCAGGATAACCCATAGAAGTATGTAAAATACGATCACATCTCATTGAATTTTTTTTTTTATCAAATTCATATTTAATATTAGATCCTTTTGAAATTTCAATAAAACAATCGAGATTTTCCATTTTTTTATTTAAAAACATTTTCAATTTTATTTATTTTTTTTAATTATAATAACCACTTTTACATTTATGAAAATCAAAACCACAAGTTATACTTACAATAATCCATAAAAGAAATACAAATATTAATATGAAAATACAATTAGTTTTAAGTTTTGCACAATACATTCTTCGTTGAACTCTACGAGCTTGTCTACGAAAAAGTCTTGATTCAGCTTGTAATGCATCACTTTTTTCATTTAAGTCATCTAATTTATCCCCTCTTTGAATAACAAAATCAATATTTTGCTGAACTGAATTTTTAGATTCTTCAATTGCTAAACTAAGTTCATCCATTTTTTGTTTACCTCTCATTTTATTTTTATTATTAAATAATATTCAATTTTATTTATTTTCTATCAAAATCTTCATATAATTTTTTAAATGCTGGATTTTTACGATTTCTTTTAATTGTTTTTTTACAACTTTCAAAAGTTCTAGCATTTTTAGTATGATGTTTTCCACAACATGTTTTTAAAATAGGATCATTTTTTTCAGTTTCGGTACATTTTATTTTTTTTGATTTTTCTTTAATTTTATATAATTTATATTTTTTTTCTGACATATTACTAGATGTATTATATTCATAAGTAATAGTTTTATCACCAATTTTTCTATTATGTGCTCTTGATTTTTTATAACGAGCAAAATTATATTCATATTCTTTTTTATCACTGTTTCTTGTTGATTCTTTTATAATTATTTTAAAACGAATATATTCTTCTTTATTATCTCTAAGAATATGATTAAAAGCTTTCATACCAGCATCATATGGATCATTAGAAAGATATCTTCCACCAATTTTTTTATTCATTTTTTTATCATTAGATTCAATTTTTATAATTTTAAAACTTCTTTTATTTTCCATTATATATTATTTAAATATAAAAAAAAAATTAATCTCGTACATAATGTTTGATAGCTTTATCATCCATATATGGTAAAATAGGAGAAAACATAAAAGAAAATTTTTTATTAACTTTATCTAATTTATATTTTTTAGTATACATATTTCTTAATCTCCCAAACATTAAACGATTATATTTATGAGGAATTAAATGAGAACTTTGTGGAGGTAAAATAATCATAAGTTGTTGATTCATAGTATATGGTTTATCATGAGGAATTTGAATTTTATTTATATCACAACGATGTAAAAAATCCCAAAGATCACTTAGACAAGGTGCACCAAAAAAACCATAATAATATGACCAATTATTAGTACCTTCAAAATAATATTTAGTTGTCCATTTTAACATTTCACAAAAATTAAAACACATTTCATCTACACCTTTATAAGTAAAATTATTAATATAATAAAAATAATATCTTTTTTTCCAACCTTTTTCATAATATTTAACAATATGATCATGTTTAACATAATTATTTTTTGCATTATATTTTTCTTCATTATCATTTAATTCTTTTAACATATTAATTAACATTTTTTGATTAATATCATTATTATCTAAAATTAATCTTTGACCATTAATCTTTAGTTCTTCTTTATATTTATCTAGAACTAATTCAATACCATTATTATAAGTATTAATAATTTTGAAATGAGGTAAAAAATCATTACCAATGAAAAAACATAAAAATATAAAATCACGAACAAATTGTGTTTTTGTAATTACATTTTGATAATTATGTTCAGCATTTAAATCATTCCAAATATAATCTTTTACTAAATTAACATTTAAAAAATGATATTTTTTATCCATATCATCTGTATCGATTTCTTTATTTTCTTCATAATGTTGTTTTTCTCTTAATAAATAAATATTAGATTTTTCTAACATCATAGTAAGCATAATAAGATCAGAATCTAAAGAATTAACAATATGTACGATTTTTTCTGTTTCAGAATCTTCTTGTAATTGTCTAATAAAATTCATGATTTTGTGTTCTCCTTCACCAGGTTGACTATGATCAGAATATAAAATTTTACATTTTTGTTTTAATTCATTATGAATGAAACTTTCCATATATTTTGATAAATTTTTCATAAAAGGTGTTCCTGGACTAATAGAATTACTATCAAAAATCTTTCTTTCTGGTTTTCGAATACTATTATATCTTCTATATCTTTGTTGTTGCATTTTTGCTCTTGGTGCTACACCATCAGTAGCAATCATTAGAAATTTTGGTTGAATTTTTCCTACAATATTTAAAATTTCTTTTTTAATTTCTTCAAAAATTTCAACTTCAAGAACTTTACGATTAATTGATTCTGCTTCCTTATATTTTTGTATAATTTTTCCTGAACATGGATGGATCATTGCATTGAAATCTAAATATAAGAAAATATGTTGCTTCTCTTTCAATACTTCTTTTAATGCTTCTGTTATATTTGGATATGTTTGAATTAAGTTTTTGTAAAAACCTAAGATTCCCATTATATATTAATTGATTTTAAGAAATAAATTTTATTATTTAAAAAATATTAATATGATTTTTATACTTATTATTATTATTAAAATCAATTTTAATAATATTAAAAAATTATTAGTAATCATATTTTTTATTATATAAATCAATTAATATAGTTTCTTTTTGTGTATTTTTATTAATTGTTCTAATTTTAAACTCATATAACATTTCATCTTTATCATTATCTAAATCAAGATCAAATATCTTTCTATTCATATAATGACCAGATCCATAACAATTAATAGTAAACATAATTTTTTTATTATTACGATTTTCTGTTAAATAAATTTCTTTGAAATCTTCATATTCAATATCTGTTTTTATTATAATATTTTTAGCCGATTGATAATATCTATAATCTCCAGATTCATTTAAAAGACGAATGATTTCATTTCTTTGATTAACTATAAAATCAAATTTTTTTTTATAATTTAAAATGATTTTCTCACAATCAGGGCCAATAATTTCCATTTTATATATTTATAACAATAAATTTTATTTATAAAGTTATACAACAACAAAAAATACAAGATATACATAAACATAATCTTTTCCAAATAGATTTTTTTTGTTTTTCTTCTTGAATTTCATTTTCCATTCTTTGTATTTGTAATGCAACTTCTTTATCAAGTTGTTCTTTTTGTAATCTTAATAATTCTGTTGGATTATGATAAATATAATTATTTGGATATGAATTAATATATTGTACTTGTTGAACCTCTTCTTGTGGTGGTGCTGTAGGTAAAATATCTCTATATCCTTCTTTGGACATAATTGAAATATATATTTTATTATTATAATTTATTTATATTATTTAACGAATAAAATCTGGATGATCTTTTAACTCAGGATAATCAGGATTAAAAAAATCAGGAAAGTCTGGACCTAAATCTGGTAATTTTGGTTTATCAAAAATTGGATCATGTTTTACAGGAATAATCCTAAAAGTTTGATTGCATTCATTACAATCATACATATTTTTACTATTTTTTTTTTTATTTAATTTTTCATGTTGACATTTAAAATATTCTTGTCCGAATAAAGACATCATTATATATTTAATTACTATAATTAAATTTTAACTTTTTTCTAAAAGTTAAACTCCAGCGTGGTTGAGTACATTCTAAATCTTTAAGTAGTTCATGTTCAGTTGAAGGTCCAGTCATAATAAAAAGACTATTATTATGAAGATTATAATCTTGTTTAGCTACTCTAAGAATTCTTGTAGCACCAATAGAAAGATTTACAATAGTTGGAGTTGAACCAAAACTAGCCATACTATCCATATGTTTAGGAATAAAATTTTCACCATTTTCATAATAGTTAATAAGACAACTATTAGTATCTATTTCTAAATTTAAATTTATATAGTCTAATATTTCTTTTAGAGTATCTGGAAATTTATGTCCTTTCCATCTATCAAAATGTTGTTTCCATGTTGTATCAAATCTGTCTCCATCAATATGAAACCATTTTTGTGTCCGATGAATACTCTTGCCTTTTCTAGTTGTACCTGAAAAAAGCTCTAAACTTAATAACCAAGAATTAAGTTTAAGATATAGATCATTTGAAAGAAAATCAGAAATATATTGGGTTTTAGCCATTTTGATACCTAATTAGAAATCAATTTTATTCCTTTATGACTTAATAAAAGTTTCATACAATAATTATAAATTTCATATGTAAAAGTATCATTATAAATTTGATCTAAATTTAAATAAATCTTATGTAAAAAATCTTTTTCAATAGTTTTAATAGAATATAAATTAAAATTATGTAAAACATTTTTTTTATTTTTAAAAAAAATTCTAATTAATTCAAGTTGTTCTATGCTATGAATAAAAAAATTAATATTTTTATCTTTATTACATCCAAAAGAAGAATAATAATGATATTTAATATCAATTAAAATAAGATTATAAACACCTACTTTACAAGAAATATCATTAATATTAGTAGGAAAAAAACTTAATGTTTCAAAATCATAAACAGGTTTGAATTTTTTTAAATCTGATATAGTTAAACCTTTATGTAAATCATAGTCTTCAATATAAATTTGTGTAATAAAATCATTTTTCAATAAATTATTTAAAAATTTTATATTTTTAATAATTATAAATTTCTGATGATTATTTAGTTTAACAAAAATTAATTTACTACCATATGGAGAATAATCTAAAATAATATTAGAAATATCATTATAAAAAGTTTCATCTAACATTTTTTTAATTGAATTATCACTGAAATTATAAAATAATTTATCAATTAAAATATCATTAATATTTGAAATAAAAACTTGTTCAATTTGAGATAAATCTCTTTTTAAAATATTCATTAGTTGAATAAATCTATAATTAACATCATAAGGATTATTTTGAATATCTGTTTTTATTTGATTTAATTTTTTAAAAAATATATGTGTTTCAAATAAATAAACTGTTTGTTCTTTAGTAGTATCAAAAAAATTTAGAATATTAAAATACATAATATATATTTTAATATTTTTTAAATTTTAAATAAATTATAATGTTAAATTAACTTTTTGTGATAGTTTAGTTAATAAAATAACATAATCCCACATTGCATTTTTAGTTTTATCATCAGTTGCAGCCCAAACATTTTTTAAATAATTTAAACTAGCAAATGGAGTACCAGATAAATCTAAGTTAATAAAAAAAGTATCATCTCTTTCTAAAATGAAAGTTGAATATTTTAGATTTACATGTTTATAAAAATATTCACTTGGAGAATTTGGACTATTAGTAACTAATAATCTTAATTGAGCACGCATAGATTTAAAATCTTTATTATTAGGAAACATAATAATAATTTTTTTAAAAAATTCCATTAATTTTAAATTGAATACTTCAATAAATTTTTCTTTCATTAATTTTTGTTGATGTGTAGTATTAGTTTTATTCATTTAATGTAATATAAAAATATATACTATTTAAATTTTAATATATTTTATAATTAAATTATATTAATAATATTATTATATAGTATTTTTATAGAAAATGGAAAGTATAAAAATTGATTTTGTGAATATATTTACTTTATTAGAAAAAGAAAATAAAAATCCAGAAATGTATGTTTTATTAAAAAAAATTTATCAAAAAATTAATTTAAATCAAAATGTTTTATTAAACTTTCAAAATAATTATAAAGAACATAAAGAATCATTACATAATTTAAAAATTTTTAATAAAACAAATTTCCAAGAAGTTTTTGAAAATATGGAAGCAGAAAAACAAAAAACAATCGTTGATTCATTTAAAAATATAAATGAAAAAATTCAAAATTATTTATTAACTGGTAAAGCTGTTATTGTCCATAAAGAAGAAGAACATAAATGTGATAACGAATGTTCACATATGGATATGAATAATATATTTAATAGTAAAAAAATGCAAAAATTATTAAAAAATAAAAAAGCAAGAAGTAACTTAGAACATCAATTAAGACGAACAACTGGAATGAGAAATGCTTCACTAGAAGAAATGTTATCTGAAAATTTACCAAAACAACATAAAACTATGATTGATAATCTTTTAAATAATTCAACAATCAAAAAATTACAAGAAACATTTTTAAATGAAGATAATTTAATGAAAATAAAAAATATATTTTTAAAATTAATAGAAAAAGAAGAAGTTAAAACAGAATTAGATAAGTTTAGATGTATAGTAAATGAAGATGATTTTTTAAAATGTTTTACAGAGATATATAATAAATTTCAAGAAACTGGTGATTTAAAATCTTTAGAAAAAATAATGACTGAAAATGTCGTATTAAAAAATATTATTGAAAAATTTGAAAAATGTTTAAAAGATGATATCATTAATATTAATACAATTAAAACATTATTAGAGACTTTAGTTCAAGATTTTATGGTTGAAGTTAAAAAATTAAATTTAATTCAAGAAGCAGATGTATCTAGTTTAAGAAAACTTACAAAACAATTTGCTATGATGAAAGATCTATTTGGTCCTGAACCAGTTAATGAAAAAGCAAAAGAAGAAAAAAAAATTCAAAGAAGAAATAATGCTCGTAAAAAATATAGACGACAATTAAGAAAAAAATATAAATCTGGTAATAAAAAAAAAAAAGATAAAAATTAAACACTTTTAATTAAGTTTATTTAGTATAAGAAAAATAAATAAAATTTATATAATTATTATTATAGTATATATAAATTTTTAATGGCTCAAGTCATCAATAATAGATTCAAGAGAGATCATTATGTAACAACAAATCAAAGAAAATATTATAAAATTTTCATTTTAACAAATGATGATTATTATTTTATTATTGAAAAGCGTAAATTATATAAATCTTTATTATTTAAAAATATTTTTGATTTAGATAAAACTGCTGGTAATATCACAAATCCTATATTTTTAAAAAAATTTAAAAGTAAAAATGTTAAAATCATTGTGGAATATTTAAATTTTTATTATAATAAAATAGATTTTTTTGAAGGACCTAATCAAGTTACTTTTAATAATATTGATTATTATTTAAATAATTTTGATAAAAAATTTCTTGATAAGTTTAATGCTTTTTCTATTTCAGATTTAGAAAATTTAATAAAAGAACTATCTTATTTTAATATTATATCTTTAAATAGGAAAATGAAATTTGTATTGTATTTTAAAAAAAATCAGAAACGAATTAAATAAATTAATATAATTTAAATATAAGTTTAAATTATAGTAAAATGAATATTTATAACATTATCTTATTAATTTTTGTATGTTTATTATTACATCATATATTTTTCAAAGATAATAAAATAGAAGAATTTGCTAATGATTGGAATCATTATGCTTGGATGAGTGATTATGGAGTTAAAATGCGAGAAGAAGGATTAAAAAAAATTTTTAAATTTTATGGTATGGATGAAGATGGTCAAGTAAAAGATGATAAAGAAAAAAAAGAAGCTTTTAAAGTAGAAGAAGGAAAATCAGAATTAGAAAAAGAAGAACAAAAAAAACCTATAGTTGAAGTAAAAGAATTTCAATTAGAAGATCCTAATAAAAAAATATTAGCAAAATATTCAGAAGAAGTTGATGAATATAATTCTGGTTCTGGTAATTTAGCTGATATTAATAAAGCATATGAAGCAAAAGATAAAAAAAAATACGCCGAAGAATTAGAAACTTTATATAGTCGTGGTGGTAATGTTCATGTTAGAACAGAATAATTTAAGTCCATAATACAATTTTATTTTTAAAAAATTAATTTTTATTTTTTTTTTAAATTTTTTTAATTTTTATTTTTTATGTCAAAGCGTTTTTTATAGGGTTTTTCGCGATGACTCCCTGACCATTAAGGTTATTGTGACAACAACTCAATTAATTGTTTTTTCTTCAATTTGGAATATCCTTTGATTCCTTTTGTCTTACACAATTTTTTCAATTCACCGACTTTCATTTTCTTATAATTCACTTCCTCCTCTGCAACTTCCTCTTCCTCTTCTGCATTCATTGGTTCTGGCAATGGAGATGTACTCAAATTGGTTGGCAATGGTGCTTCATTTTGAATTGGAGTTGGAGATGGAGGTGCGGGGATATCAGAATCCGCTTCTTCTTTCTCATCATCTTTCTCATCATCATTCTCATTAATAATTAATTCACTATCCAGATTCATAACCGCGATTTGATTTTGCAGTAAATTGATCTCTTCGTCCTCTACTTCCTCATTATCAGATAACAAATCTAAATCATTATAAGTTTGATTCATGATTTCTTTTTTTTCTTCGATTTCATTTTCCATGGTTAAATCCAATGATAAATCATCTTCTGGTTCAGTATATTGTTCATCATCATCTACAATTGTAGAAGC